TGGTTAAATAAGTATCGCCAATTTTCGCAGATGCGATTTTTCTTAACTCAATAAAAGGTAATAAAATGAAGAAATTATTTGTAAATCTAATCATCGCGTTCACTATGTCCTTGTTCACTATGTCCGCATTTGCTACCCCGCCTAATGAATCGGCGCTTAATACACAATTTATCAATCAACTTATCGAAGTTGGTGCTGGTCAAACAAAAATTGTTGATATTCCTTTGGCTGGTAATCGCCTAGAATCAATCAAACTATGCTTATCCTTTGATGGTCCAAAAAAGAACGTGCAAGTCAAAGGTAATATTCCTAATATTTGGTTTGGTTCAGTCAGTAGCGATTGTACATCTTTAGATCAAATTGGTGGTGTTGATTTGCCTGAAGACGCTATCCTTCGTTTGTCATGTCATAACTTTGATGATGGTAAACGTTTATGTCGCGTAAAGGCAGTTGTCTACACGCGTAATAATATTGCTGGCTAAATGATTCACAATAGCTATTGAGTCTGCTTAGTAGCTATTTTAAATTATTTAGGAACTAAAATAATAGAATTAAGTGATATAAAACTTGTCCTGATTATGGTCAACAAGTAAAAAATCAAATTGATAATGAAAAATTATTTTAATTAACACAAACGGGTGTACAATGACTTTATTAGAAAAATTATTTGCGGCTGGTCGAGCCTTAAAAGCTGGTGAATCTTTACAACATTTATCAGCTTGGAAAAATACTCAGGCTTTAATGGGACCAATATTAATTCTTTTAGCTGTTGTTGAACAATTTATGGGGTTTCCAGTTAGTGATTCTCAAAATAATGCTATTGCTCTTGGTATTGCTACTTTTGGCGTCTTGTTCAACACATACCTTACAATGGCAACAACTAAGAAAATTGGATTGCCAAATAAAAATAAAGATGGTATATAACGAATGGATCGAACAGAATTTTGTATTAAGATACATTTTGTTATATGTTGAATGTAAGAATTAAGGAGATTTAAATGGAACTATGGGATGACGAATTTGGTTTACCACAACTTTCTGAAAAAGAAATTGCAATCAGAAATGTTTTTGTAGACGAATACTTGAAGGATTTTGATCCTGTATTGGCTTGTATGAGAATTAATTTCTCAAGGGCTTATGCCGAGGAATGGGCTATAAGATTCATGCAAGAACCTTATGTTCGTCAACTTATTTCCGATAAGCAGTTAAGCACTCCTGATGATGAAAAAGATCAAGAGGATAAAGATAAGCAATTAACTTTATCCGTTCTTCGTGAAGCTGCTCAACACGGTCCTTATTCCTCCCGTGTTGCTGCGGCGGCTAAGTTAGCTTCTATTCTTGGTATGGATAAACCTATTCAAACAACACTTGAAGTTTCTGGTCGAGGTGGTGTTATGATGGTTCCTGGAATTGGTGATATTAAAAACTGGGAAGATGAAGCAGTTAAAATGCAAGCAGATTTAATTAGAGATGCACAGGAGTAATTTATGCCAGTCCAAAAAGTAGGTGATAAATATAGATGGGGTAATAGTGGTAAACTTTATCCAACTAGAAAACAAGCTGAAGAACAGGGTCGAGCTATTGAAGCATCCAAACATTCAAAAAAGAAGAGTAAATAACATGGCGAAAGCACCTGATATGCCAATGAAGAAAATGCCAATGAAGAAAAAGAAAATGCCAATGAAAGGATATTAATGATTAAGGTTAATTGGTTGGATACATCACTTATTATTTCTCCTGTTTATTATTGTCTTTGCAAAAATAAAAAATCCTTTAAAGCTGCTTTAAAACATTTGAATATAAAGAAAAAAGATTATCCTGATTTTTTATTAAATAAATGCGCTGATGCTACCGTTCATTATTTTGAGAATGGTACTAAAACAACTGCTGTTGTTTGCTTAGGAAATACATCAAATAGAACGCCTTGTGAAATTATAGGATTATTAATTCATGAAGCTGTTCATATTTGGCAAGAAATTAAATACAGAATAGGCGAATTAAATCCAAGTAAAGAATTTGAAGCTTATTCTATACAATGTATCGCACAACGATTAATTGAAGAATACTCAAATGAGCGATAATCCCCCAAGAATAGTGTGGTCCCCATTACCAGGAAGTCAAACGCTGGTAATGTCATGCCCTGCCCACATTATTTTATATGCGGGAAGTCGTGGTCCGGGAAAAACTGACGCTCAATTGATGCGGTTTAGGGCTAGGGTGGGTCAAGGTTATGGGAGACATTGGCGTGGTGTCATATTTGATAGAGAATACAAGAACCTTGATGACTTGGTGTCTAAATCTTTACGTTGGTTTCCTGAGTTTGATGATAAGGCTCGGTTTATAAATTCTAAATCAGATTACAAATGGGTTTGGAAAACAGGTGAAGAGTTATTATTCCGTACTGTTAAAAAGGATGCTGATTACTGGGGTTTTCACGGTCAAGAATTTCCTTTTATTGGTTGGAACGAATTAACAAAATATCCATCAGATAAACTGTTTGAGTCAATGATGTCCTGTAACAGGTCATCTTTTCGACCTGAGGATTTTCCTTACTATATAAACAAGGATTTACTTGAGCGTAAAAATTTGCGTGTGCAGGTTGATAGCAAACATAAACATGCTATGAAATGTCTACTGCCTGAAATCCCGCTTGAAGTGTTTGCCACATGTAACCCACACGGTTGTGTGCCTTTTGGTGAAGTTTTAACAGCTGGAAGAGGTTGGGTGAATATTCAAGACATTAAAGTAGGGGAAATGGTCGTTTCTGTTGGTAGTGATGGAATTGCTAAAAACGCTTTTGTTACAAATGTGGTTAAAAAGCCTTGGTCTGGAACAATGATTAAAAGGGAAGGCCGTGGTATAAATATGGAATTTACTGATGACCATAGATTACCATTGTATAATACAAATAGAAGTAGTTTTGAACTTCGTGAATTTAAGGATTTACCGGGACAGGCTGTTATTAAAAGATGTGCTGATGGTTGGAGTGGTGTAAATGATTATAGCTTTAAAGTTCCTCAAGTTGAAACAAGAATTAGGAAACTAAATCAACCTAAAGAAGTTTCAATAAATGATTATGCTGAATTTATGGGTTGGTTTTTATCTGAGGGCTTTACTTTAGCAAGGGATAAAATGGTTGGTATATCACAAACTAAACCTGAAAATAGAGTTTTAATTGCTGATTTATTAACAAGAATGGGATTTAATTTTAAATCAACATTTCAAAATTTTACTTTTTATTGCCCTGATTGGTTTGCGTATTTAGAACAATTCGGTAAATGCCGTGATAAGTTTATTCCAAAAAGATTAAAACAAGCAACAACTGAAACTCTTGAAATATTATTGTCAAGTTTAATGAAAGGTGATGGATCAAATACTACTTATTATTCGTTATCAAAACAATTATCAGATGATGTTGCTGAAATTGGTATTAAATTAGGTTATAGAGTTTATACAACTTCAAGAACAAATGGTGTTTGTGGAAAACCTGGAATTGCTAAACGAGGTTTAAAGGATGAAGTATGTTATGAGGTTTATTTATCTAATGCGTCAGCACTAAAATTAAAAACGGGAAATTCAGTTTATGATACTTACATCAATAAGGAAGACGTTAATATTACAAAATCGGATTTTAAAGGTATGGTATACTGCTTAACAGTTCCCGAAACTGAGACTTTCTTTATAAGACAAAAAGGTACAGTTTGGCTTTCAGGAAACTCTGGCCATAATTGGTGCAAGAAAAGATTTATTGATGCTGCACCAATGGGAAAGTTAGTAAAAAATGTGGTTAATGTATTTAATCCTCGAACACAAAAAAGAGAGGATATTATTAAAACACAAGTCCATATTTTTGGAAGCTATCGGGAAAATAAATATTTAAGTCCTGAATATGTTGCATCGCTAGAAACCATTGACGAACCTAATAAACGTAGAGCTTGGTTAATGGGAGATTGGGATGTTGTCGCTGGTGGTATGTTTGACGATCTTTGGGATACTAAAACACATGTGGTTATACCATTTAAAGTTCCAACTTCATGGAGAATAGATCGTTCTTTTGATTGGGGTTCATCACATCCTTTTTCTGTTGGGTGGTGGGCTGAAAGTGATGGTTCCAATGTTGTTTTAAATGATGGTTCCGTAATGTCAACTATTCGTGGTGATATATTTAGAATTGCTGAATGGTATGGTTGGAATGGTCGTCCGAATGAAGGTTTGAGAATGTTAGGCGAAGAAATAGCAAAAGGAATTATTGAAAGAGAATTGACAATGGGAATTTATACACGGGTTCATCCTGGTCCTGCTGATAGTTCGATTTATGATGTTGAAAATGGAAACAGTATTGCTGCCAGTATGTTAAAGAATGTTAATATCGCTGGAAAAAATTATCCTGGTGTATCATGGATTCGTGCTGATAAATCACCAGGAAGTAGAGTTGCAGGTTGGGAAAAAATGCGTTTATATTTAAAGAATGCTAAAAAGCAACATCCTTTAGATGGAGATGGTAAACCAATTCGATCAGAATTATTACCACGCGAAAAACCAGGAATATTCATTTTCAACATTTGCAAACAATTCATGGATTTAGTTCCAACATTACCACGAGATGAGGTTAAACCTGACGATCTGGATACAGAGTCTGAAGATCACATTGCTGATGAAACGCGCTATAAGCTTTTATCCATTGGTGTTGGTGCTAAAGGTGGAAGGACTTCGGGAACTCAATAATGATTAAGATTTTACTTGCTCTTGCATTATTTTCGACAAATATATATGCAGCATCATGTAGAAGTGATGATGTAATTAGGCAATTCAAAAAGAATAATCCTTGCCCTACTGATTTTATAGTGGAGGGAAAATGTAATGCTTATGTTGACCACATTTGTGCATTGGTTGTTGGCGGTATAGATAGTATCCCTAATCTACAATGGCAAGAAATCAAATTATCTAAAATAAAGGACAAAATTGAAAAAACAGAAGAAGGTAAACGACGATTCTGTAATTCTAAAAATTCGACACTGACTAGGCAAGTTTTCAACTGTAATTAAGGAACAACAATGGCTATAAATTCGGTACATCCAAGCTACTCAAAACATAAGGATAATTGGGAACTTCTCCATGATTTTTATGAGGGGGAACAGCATGTTAAATCCCTTGAAGATAAATATCTACTTCCTACTGCCGGTATGATTCTTGACGGAATGAAAGCTAACGATATTGGTCGTAAGGCTTATGAAAATTATTTATCAAGGGCTGTATTTCCTGATTACATAAAAGATTGTGTTGAGATTTCAATTGGTTTAATGCACAGTAAAGAACCAGTTATAAATTTGCCTCCTGAACTTGAAGCAATACGATTTAATGCTAGCAATAAAAAGGAAACTTTGCAACAATTGTTACGTAGAATCAATGTTGAACAGTTGACAGCGGGTCGTCTTGGTTTATTAACTGATATTGACGAAAAAACTAAACTCCCTTATTTAGCCTTATATTCTGCAGAAAGCATTATTAATTGGGATGAAAGTAATGATTTTGAGAATACAGATCAACTAAATCTGGTTGTATTAGATGAAACTTCATTAGTTCGATCTTCTGATTTTAGTTGGAAAGTTGAAGAAAAATATCGCGTTCTCGTATTAAAAGATGGTATTTATCAACAAGCTTTATTTAAAGGTACTGATTTTATTGAAGAGGAATTAATTACACCGTCAATGCGTGGTACGGTTAATACTGATATACCATTCGTATTCATAAACAGTAAAGACTTGCTGCCACAGCCCGAGAACCCACCATTGCTAGGCTTGGCTAACACTACTTGGGCAATTTATCGTGGTGAAGCTGATTACAGGCATTCCTTGTTTATGCAAGGTCAGGATACGCTTGTAATTATTGGTACGGTTCGTAACCCTAATGCAGACCCTACTGGTCAAGATGCCATTCGTACTGGTGCGGGAAGTCGAATTGAAATTGACGTTACAGGTGATGCTAAATATATAGGAGTAAGTTCAAAAGGATTACCGGAACAAAGAACCGCCCTTAGTAATGACAGAAATCTTGCCGATATTAAATCTGGTAGGTTTATTGGTAATCAATCAAATGTTGAAAGTGGTAGATCGCTTTCCGTTAGGCTAGGCGCACAAACTGCGACTTTAAATCAGATTGCTATTACCAGTGCGGCGGCTTTAGAAAAGGCTTTAAAGAATGCTGCAATCTGGGTAGGTGCTGATCCTGAATTAGTTAATGTTATACCAAATATGGATTTCACTAAAATTGAATTTCAAGGACAGGACCTTGTTAATGTGATGACTGCTCGTGGATTAGGTGCTCCTTTATCCCTTGAATCCATTCATAATAATCTTGTTGACAAAGGTATGACCACATTAAATTTTGAGACTGAAATCTCAAAAATATCGGAAGAAAATAAGAAAATGAATATCCCTGAACCCGATGCAGGAAAGACTGTTCCGAAGCAGCCTAACCAATTGCCTTCTGGAACTAAAACTCCACCTAAAACTGAAAGTCAAAATCAATAAATAGAGGAAATAACAAATGGCACTAAAAATAATTGAAGATAATTTGGATGCGGTTGACGCAGCTTTCCATTCGCTTTATACCGAAAAAGAAGGTAAATTCCATTTAACGGGTGTTGAAGGAATGAAGACTGACGCAGACATCCAGCGGTTGCAATCAGCATTAGCAAAAGAACGCAATGACCACAAGGCAGCTAAAGAAAAGTATGCAATTCTTGGCGATAAAGACCCAATTGAAGTTATTGCATTACTCGACAAAATTCCTGAACTTGAAGCGGCGGCTAAAGGTAATCTTGATGATGCAAAAATTGATGGGATTGTTCAATCTCGTATTAAAGCTATACTTGCCCCAATTGAACGCCAACTTGATTCTGAGAAACAACGGGCAGCATCTTTGGAAAACGAAAACTTACTATTCAAGCAAGAAAAGAAAGTGTCTACCATCCACACACAATTACGTAAGGCGGCGGTTGAATCAGGAATCAAGAAAGAAAGCGCAATCGAGGATGTAATTTTAATCGGTGAACGCTTTTTTGAATTGACAGATGACGGATATGTTGTCGCCAGAGATGTTTCAGGTATTACTCAAGGTATTGACCCAAAAATGTGGTTATCAGATCAACAACAGAAGCGTGAATACTGGTGGGGTGAAACTCTTGGTGGTGGCGCACAAGGTAGCGGCGCTTTTAAAGGTGTTGTTAACCCATGGACTCCTGGAAACTGGAACATGACCGAACAGGGCAAACTCTATAAAGCCAATCCTACTAAGGCCGCTCAAATGGCAAAAGCAGCCGGAACAAAGATTGGCGGTCCCAAACCTTCCATAAAATAACGCTTGCAATCTACCCTAAGTTGTAGTAATTTATACGCAACTTAGGGGCATGGGCTTTCTAAAAATATAATTAATTGCGGAATGGTCCGCGGTTATCACTTAATTATTTTTTAAAGGAGGCCACAGTGGCCGTAGGCGTTCAAATTGCAGATGTTGTCGTACCAGCGATCTTTGATCCGTATGTTCAACAACTCACACAAGAAAAATCTCGTATCATTCAATCCGGTGCTGTTGTAATTGATCCTCAATTAAATACAAGCTTGGCTGGTGGCGGTGGTACATTCAATATTCCTTCATTTAAAGACCTTGGCAATGATGCAGACAATGTATCCGGAGATGATTCCGCTGTTTTAGCCACACCATTTAAACTTGGTACGGCTACTGAGATTCAAGTACGTTTATCTCGTAACAATTCTTGGGCATCTATGGATTTGGTAAGTGATCTTATCGCTGAAGATCCAATGACTGCTATTGCTAATCGTGTCGCTGCATACTGGGAAAGACGCTATCAAGTTGTCTTTGTCAATACTATGAAAGGCGTA